GCTCTCTGTCTGACTAAGATCCTCTACTGTACTAAGTTCATCTATACTAGTAGATTGAGTGGTAATTCTATTTACCGCTTCTTGAACTATATCATTTTTTTCTTCTGTAGTTAAAGCCATATTTATTGATTTTTATAATCTAAGTAACTTTTAGCCATTCGAACTAAAGTATCACTATAATCAAATAGTTCTTGATACTTTCTTTCAAATGTTTTAATCTCATTTATCTTAATGACTAATGTCTGTATTTTAATTTCACCACTATACTCAAGTCTAAAATCTCCTGTACCATTCCATAAGAATGAAGATTTAAATGTATGGTAAGTATCATCTACAGTATCTAAATATTGTTCTGTTTTATATTGAGTTTTCTCTTCATTACTATAGCCATCAGCACTTTCATCATTCATCATTACTTTTAGAGTACCTGGAGTTATTACCTTATAATTGAATATTAAAGTAACATAGTAAGGACTTATTAAATCATCAAGATTAGTAATCTTTTTTAAGTTACTGTTTCTTTGTGTTATATAACCATTAATAAGTCTTAGTACAGATTGACCTCCTTCAGTAATTACATATGCACCATCTTTCTTTACAGAAAGCAATGTCTTATTGGTCATTATAAATTTACCAGCAGCCTTAAAATAAGTTGCAGTATTCTCTGTCAACCAACAATCCATACCACTTATAAAGTAAGGATTATTAAGCAAATTCTCATAACCAAATTCTCTTCTTAATCCTGTAAGACCTGTACTAATAGATTCTTCATTAAGAGATACTACATCTGATATGTTTCTATCTTTCTCATCTATAAATACCCCTTTGAAATATACATCCTCTGCATATACTTTCCAATAGTTTATTCCATGCTGTCCTAATCTGAAAGTATAATTAGTATTTATATTATCAATAGAAAGATTTAAAAATTGACTAATTACTTTAGTCCCATGATAAGGATGTATACACAATACACATCTTCTAACAGTATCAGAAGTACTTCCTACTAAATACAGTGTAGTATATTTATCAGGAATTACACTACTCTCAGTAAGTCTAAAATATGCCATATCATTATTAATGTATGACACTTCATCATAAGTACCACTTATATTACCATCTTGATCTGCTGATAAATTCCATCCAACAATATCACCACTCTTAAATAGGATAGTATCATTAAATTTAATACCAAAATAAACAGTACCTTCATTATCTGTATATACAGGATTAATGACTTCTTGAACTTTTTGAGTAGTAGTAATAAATTGCAGATTAGAATCCCCTTCACTGCTAATGCTATTTACTTCAAATAGAACCCAAGCATCTCCTTTCCATTCATATATATGTTCCTCTGATTCCACATAGACATGCATTCCTTTCTTTAGCTTATCTTTAGATATGCTATCTCTGTCTTTCAGAGTATCTACCTGCATGAATCCTCCTCTTATATTAGATGAGTCTAATAAAGCAAAGTCTCCACCTTGTTGTGTTAATTCTCCAAGAAATTTAGGCATACTATGTTAATTTTAGAGTTAATATTCCAAGTCCAGAATTTTTAGATGTATATAATATACCATTAACCTCTATATCATTCTGTTTAGTAGTATATTCAACAGCTTCAAAATCACTTGTTACATTCATATTATCCCACCATATTGTATTATAATAACCATTAGGTATAAATATACTTATGTGCACTGTTTCTCTAGAATATACTGTAAGAGTAGATGTAGAGGGAGGAGTATATGCAAAGTATACATTATTACTAGGTACAGGACCATAATGAATATAAGGTTTAAAGTCTATTGAAGTAGAAGCTATCACTTCTTTAGTTCCATCAGAAGCACTCAAGTGAAATGTAGTATCCTCTGTAACAGTCTCATCAATATGATACTCTCTTACAGATATTGGAATCTTTTCACCATTTAAATACTGCTCTTTAAAAGTATCCTTATTATATTCCCATGAGAAATCTAAAGACTCTACTTTGCTTCCTATCATGTGAGTACCTTCTTGTTTTAATTTAAATGAAACTATTTCAGGTTCTACATATAGGAGTTTATTAAGAGCTTGTTCTGTATTCTCTACTTCTTTAGCTTCTTCATATTGATATGATATTTCAGAGGCTTCTAAAGAATGCAGAGGCTGCCATCCATCTTCCCAATAAAGTAATTTTCCTTTATAATTCCAAATAACTTCATGGTCTTGTGGCTCTAGTTTTGATTGTACTATTGCTCTAAACTTTCTCATGATTTAGTTGTTTTAGCTTTATTAATCTGCATTCTTTTTAAATCAGCATCTGTTCTGGCTTTGTCTTTATCAAATGCTAATCTGTCTCTTTCCAGTTTCATTTTTTCATCAAACTGTCTCATCTTTTCCATTAAATTATCTCTTTCACTAGAATCAGGTTCTTGAATACCATCATTCATATGACTTTGAGCATTGATATTAGCTACTAATATTTTAGTCTCATTATCTCTTTGATTCATAGTATCCTGCAATTGCATCTCCTGTTCCTTAGTTTGAGCTTCCATTTGAGCTTGTTCTTGTTGAGCTTGTAATTGTTGTTGTTGAGCTTCTTGCTGTCTTTGCATCATATCCTGCTCATTCTTTTCAACCATTCTTTGTTTCTCTGCTAATGAAGAACTGTTATAAAGCTTCATTATAGTAGAGAATGTTAATGTTTGATTTTGTAGAGCAGCCTGTGCAAGAGTATCCATCTTCTGTTGAAGCTCTTGAACTCCATTACTATTATCTACCACAAGACCATAATCACACTCTGCAAATTGATCTCCATCTATGTCCATAACTCTCATAGAATTATCAGATAAGATGTATTGGAATTTCTTACTTCCTCCTTTCAATGCTATCTTAGCAGTTTCAAGGAATGCTTCAAGAACTCTCTTTTTTACATCATCATGTATAATGAACAGCCATTCTGTAATATGGGAAGATTGTAAAGTAGCTCTTTCAACACCACCTACAGTTTCTCTATTACTAATCTGACCTTCTCTTTGTTTTGAAATACCTGCAACATCAGACATTTCAAGTTTAATAAACTCAAGAAGATTGGTATATTGTTGTATTGTATTACCAAGTTCAGCATTAATAACACCTGAAGAAGCATTATTAAGAGCACCTGAAAGAACCCCTGTAGAAGCACCTACATTACCCTCTTTAAAACTATCAGTAACTACTATACCATTAGTTTTAGCAAAGTACATCCATTTTTCTACATCCCATCCTTTTGGTACTTTAGCAAGGTCTAAGTTAACAAGCATTCCCCAGTTTCTAGCTATGAGTTTATTTAACCTATCATGAATAACATCATATAGATAATTATAAGGCTTCATCATATCAACTAAAGAGAAGGGCTTATTATTGTTTAAGTTGTATATAGAACCTATAATACCAAAATGACATCTTGAAGGGTTAGAAAGGCTGTTATATTGAATAACTCTAGGTCTCATATTAACATAAATATCAGAACCTATCTTAGTACCTTCCCATGCTTCATTGATGTAAAATATCTCCTCTTCCTCTCCTAAATCTTTATTTATAATATAGGTCTCAGGATAGAAATTAAATACCTCTTCACCTGTTTGAGGGTCGTAAGATTTTACCTTCTTAATCTTTCTTTTTGATTTCCAATATACTCTTAGAACTCTTACATTACCTGCTACATCAAAAGGAAGAAGAGAGCTGTTAACACCATCTACAGAACCAATAGGATCCCAAAAGAAATTCTCTTGAGAAGTAAATTCTTCACCTATCATCTGAGCATTTACAAAACCCATTCTATCATCTATGTTATCCATAGAATCTGAAGACTGCATATTATTAGGAGCTTTTTCAAGATACTCTTGGTCTTTATTAGAAAGTACATCATAGAAAGTATCAATAACTCTACCAGGACTCCAGTAATCTTCTATAACAATTAAATCAGCATCTTCAACTCTATTGCTGTATCCTGATTTAAATATCCTAATCTTTAAAGGGTCTACTCTTTCTAATGTAGGCTCTCCTCCTACTATATCACATTGATAGATTTCCTCTCCTACAGCCATACCATCTGTAAAGCCTTGATTAAAGAGGAAGGGGAAATTAAGTTCTTTAGAATAA